CTTGCGTCAGTCCTTGACTCATCATGATTCCGCCCATACCACCGCCAAACGGAGATATTGGACGAACTTGACCTTTCTTCCTGTAGTAGCGAGAGTTATTACGAGATGACGGTTTGCGGCGACCTTGAGACAGTGAGGACACTACTTATTCCTGTAGTTCCTATCGTGGTACTTGGCAGGGGTATCACTCATAGGAGCACCTGGAAGACCATAATGGGCTTTTGAGTAAGGAGTAATGGTTCCGCTGTGTCCACGTTCAGTGTTGTATGCATAGAGTTCGCCTTTGTCGCCATGCCATTTAAAGTCAGCAGTATCTTCAATAACATGAGAATCAGTTAAGCCTCCCTCAGTTCCTTCAGCACTGAAGAAGTGGCTCCCTCCAGCCGAACCCTTATAACGACCTACCATATTAGTTGGACCCTGACCCTGCAATGGATGTGCTTTGGTTCTTATCAAACCTTCTTCTCCATGCGTTTCACGTTCTGCATTGGTCTTTGCCCTAGCGGGAGAACCGTATGCGTTACCTGCTCTGTCGTGCGTTGCCACAATTACCTCACTACTGGTTTTATTGAGATTGCCGAAATGTTTTCTCCGTTATCTCCAATAATATCATCAAAACCAATTATGTATGTCAAATCAATTCCTCTTGGAGCAACAAAACCACGTGCAATAGCGCATGCTTTTACTGCTTGGTTCACGGCGCTTGCGCCAATGGCTCGCACTTTTGGATAGTGTCCTGCAACAACAGAGCGGGCTAAAATGGAACCCACCGCTTGCGGATTGCTGCTGCCCGATACTTTAAGAAACTCATCTACGGTTGCGTTTAGTTCTTGGGACATAATGCTCCTAGTAAATCAAGTTGTGACCCATCCAGATTACTGGTATTGTGCGTCCCGCAACAGTTCTACAAAATCATCTAACCTCATCACGACGTACGATTCTCCTACCGTCTTTGCACCGTTACCTGCGCGTTTTACAATTAACACTGGTAGGGCGCTTTTAAGGCGTTTGGCTTGTTCAATAGTGGCGTTGAGCCAACCACTTAAATCCCACTTCCTTTGGTTCTTACATTGTAAACAAGCATTACGAAGCGTCATACGCTGTTGTATACCGTGGATATCACCCGTGTCGTTTTCTCCTGCGAGAACGGCTCTCCGTGCGTCTGGGAAGCCTTTAGCAACAAGGTAGTCCTTTATCAGCGTTTCAAATGCCGTGCCTTTGGCTTTATGTTTGTTGCTCATTGTCTTGTACTTCCCATTTGGCTTGGCTAAAACCTTTAATATTACCATTTAGTTCAATGTACACCCACGTAGGGGAGTCTGGGTCGCACCCACAACCCATGATTTGTCGCGGATTATGCTCCACCATTGTCTTGCACTTCACACATATTACTTTAATCACGGTTGATACCTGTGCAGTCGTCGGTCTTGCGGGGCGGTGCTGATGCGGCGACTCAACTCTCTTGACAATATTTGAGTGCTGCGTTCACAGCGTTCAAATACAGACTCTACCAATTTTCGGTATGCCCTTGCTCCCAAATATTTGTCCTGTGTTTCCAAAACCTGTGGGTCGGTGTCTCGGCGGGCCTTTGCCAAAGTCACTGTGTCTCCTTTTTCACCGCTCCACTGCCCAATTAGTGTCTGTGCCTCCATCAAACGAAGGTTGTTTGCACAGCGTTCTTCGTCAATTTCGGCTATGACAAGTTCTGTTTTTGCATACGACAACCACGACATGAATTCAGAATACGTGTTCATCAAATCTGCGTCCGACAATTCATCAAGGTTTTTTGGTATGTCTGGCACGGCCCCGCACGGCTTGTCAGGAAGGTTGAACTTTTCTAGAAAGTTCTGCATTGCTTGGTTTGTTTGTTGTGTCGTGTTGGTAAACATCGTTACTCCAGCATATGTCTTTGTACGGACATTGTTTACATGTTTTGTGGTTTTTTTCAGCCCATTCGGGCCTGTCAATCAGCGTTCCATTTTGTAAATGTTGTTTGACTAGTGATGCCGCCGCAAGAATGTGTTGAATGAGGGCGGGTTGGTACCTAACCTCAAACTCTTTACATTCTTGTGTTGCTTTCCATTCGTACAATATAATGCCATGATGAACACCAGTCACGTGCATGTAAATATTCAATTGTCGTAAATGCGTGATAAACGGTTGGCGAATTCGTTTAAACAATTCCGAATCTGTGATTTCTTTTGATTCGTATTGTTTGTATAAATCCATGTTTTCATACCGTACTGTCCCTGTTCCAACGCTTTTTATTTCAAGAATGGCTTGACCGTTTGCATCCTCAACTAAACCATCGGCGGTTCCCATGATGTGATATTCTTCGTTAAATATTGGCAGTTCGGATTGTTTTACTAACCCTGAACGTTCAAGCCATCCTTGCCATTTGTTGTGAATGAGGTGCCCTGTGGCAAAGATATTTAGGGTGGTGAAACCGTGCTGCTTTTCCTTTGTTTCTACTTCTCCAAGTATTTTATACATTGATGAGCGTGGACACCAATCACGTTTGCATATTTCACTGGGGTGCAGGTATTTTGTGTCCCGTTTTTTTGTGTGTTGATTGTTTTCTACCGCTGCCTGTGCTGATACGATTGGGATAAGACGTCCTTTGACCCTTAAACCAGTTTTGATGCTGTCAAGGTCGGCTTTGCTTAACTCAGCCATTGAAATACTCCATAAAGTCGTCTTCGTACATCGTAATAAAACGTACCCCGCCTATTTCAATCTGCAACACGGGTATTCTATTTTCCATCAACGCTTGTTTGCGTAATTCGTTCATGTCTTTTACTTTGACAGAATATCCCTTAACGTTGTCAGTAAACTTGTTTTCAATCAGCAATTTGTCGGTTCTGACGTCGTTTTTTCGCATCCATCCCGCACCAGAGCCTGCGTTTCTGCTGCCTTTGTAGCGGTCAGCGGTTTGTTTTTCTTGTTTGCGTGATTTTTTAAGTCTACGTTTTTGTTCTTTGTCGCTCCCAAACAACATCAGATAGATACTGCCATATCAAAGTAATCAAATGCTTGGTGTCTCAATTCTTGTTGTAATCCCACGTCTTCTCGGACGGCAGCAACCAATGCGTCTTTTCCTTGCCATTTCTGTTCGCCAAAGGAGTAGTAAGGGCCAGCACGAGTGATGATGTTTACGGCAATGCAAATATTCACCACATCTTTAACGGTGTCAAACTCTCCTAAACGAAAACCTCCTGCGCTGGTGAAGTAAAAGTCAACAACCGCCGTTTGTTGGGGCCTGTAGGTTTTGTTTTTGATGGTACGGGCCTTAATGGTTTGTCCAATTGCTTCGTCTTTTTCTTTAATCCACTCGTCTCGCTTTACTTCAACACGGCTGAAATAGTAAAAATTCTTCGCTTTCCCACCAGGTGTGGTGCGGTTGTCGCCCCATATAACGCCAATTTTTTCACGCCATTGGTTGATTATCAACCCTGTGCAGGCTCTGTCCTCACTAATCAAAGAGCGGCGTTGGGATTTTGATGATTTGCGAAAGAACTTTCCCGTCAATCGTGCCCCCAATCCAACCGTAAACTCCTCCATCATTTTTTCGGCTTCGTCGTCAGGAACCAACGAGGGCAGCGAGTCAATAACAATCATGTCAACTGCTCGGTTGTCCAACGTCTTGATAATCAAATCGTACACCTGTTCCATTACGTTGGTTTCAACTACCCACAACCTGTCGGTGTCAACGCCGATTGCTCGTGCGTACTGGGGGACATACGTTTCTGCCGCAATCCACAGTGTCGTAAAGTTGGGATTCAGTGCTTGATTAGCGGCAATGGTCTTGTAAGCCACTGCGGTTTTACCAGATGATTCTTCTCCAACAATTTCTGACCATTGGTTGATGGGCCAACCGCCACCCAACATCAAATCAAAAGCAAGGATGCCAGTGGTTATTCGTGGAACGTTTTCCTTAATGTCAGACCCTCGTATAAGGACATTCTCTCCGTATTTTTTGGAAATAGCAGCAACAATTGATTCCAACGATTCATAATTTTTCATGTTGTTCTCCTAGGCAACCCAGTTTACCTGCGATGCTTGCTCATACATACCATTCCAACCACATTCAAAACAATGAGGGGCTGGTGCGGCTCCGTGTATCATACTGTTGGCTCCTTTACCAGTTCTGCTGAAAACATTGCGACTTCCGCAACTAGGACAGACGAGGTGTCCGTCGCGTTTCATTGCTTCGCCGCCTTTCCAAAGTCTTATGGCGGTTCCTACGTTAATTTGAGAATTAGGGGAAACGTCCTGAACTGGTGCTTGCGGCGATGATTGTTGTGTAGTAACGGGTCTGTTGCTGTACGCCGCTGGGTTTGGGTATGTTAATTGAGGAGACGGTTTTTCTCCCTTCAATTTTTTAGACCACCAATCAGTCATCGTTTGGTTTTTCCTTCATCCAATCTTCTAATGTTTCTTCGTTAATAACAATGGAAATATTTCCGTTTTCTAAAAGTCTGTTTAATAAAGCCATTCCGTATGATGCAAACAATGGAAGCACTTCTTCTTGTGGAGTACCTAGTTTATCGCTTTTGTGCAACAAATCAATCATCCACGATGCTGTTTCTTCCACGCTTTCAGCAAGCCCTTGACTAACGAACAGTGCCCAACGGCTTGCTATGTCAAATGTTTCGGCCTCGGCAACGTCTTTTGAGGGCGCTGCAAACCCCATGAAATTGGCAAAAGATTGACCTTGTGCAATAGACAACATTAGAAAAAATAACCGTTTATCGGCAACGCTATTTTCCATAATCATTCCTTTGCTTCCGCCCAACTCTTTGCAAACTGGTACGAAACTTTAATGGGAACCTTATCTATTATTTTACCGTCTCCCATTGCCTCTAGGAACGGAGTAATTATTTGTGCCGATTCGTGTTCATCTACCGTAGCCACTAATTCGTCGTGAACCTGCACTACTAATTTTACACTCGTATTCTTCATTGCGCTGTACACGTCAACCATTGCTTGTTTACACAAGTCTGCCGCAGTTCCTTGAACTATGGCGTTAACTGCTTGCCGTTCGGCACGTGCACGCAGTTCTTTGTCCTTTGACAATAGGTCAGGAAGACGTCTTCGTCTACCGTACAAAGTACTGACAAACCCGTCTTTTTTTGCTTTCTCTACCAAAACACGTTTCCAACTGGTAAGTTCAGAAAACGTTCTGTAATAGTTATTTAGTATTTCTTGCGCGTCTTTTTCAGAGATTCCCGTTACGCGAGATAGTTTTACAGAGCCGCCGCCGTAGGCGGTTAGGAAGTTCACTCCCTTTCCTATTTGTCGTTCTTCTGCGGTTATTTCTCCTGGTTTCTTTTTAAACACTGCCGATGCGGTGGCCGTGTGGATGTCCTCTTCGTTTGCAAACGTGTGCAACAACCTTTTGTCTTGGCTAAACATTGCCATGATACGAAGTTCAATTTGGTCGTAGTCGGCAACCAGCAGCACGTTGTCTTTATTTGCCACGAACAATTTACGAATGTTGGATGTTCTGGGGATGTTTTGGAGGTTAGGGTCTGATGACGACAGTCGTCCAGTGGCGGTGCGGTGCAGGTGGAATGACGGGTGAAGCCTGTTTTTATAAAGTTTTGGCAGCAATCCGTCTACGTACGTGCTTTTTAATTTTTTCAACTCTGCCCACGTCAATAACATGGGAACTACTGGATGCTTGTGTTTCAAACTTTTTAATGATTCTTCGTCTACTGACGGTGCCCCTTTACCTGTGGTTTTGTAGGGCTTTAAACCCAACCCACCGTTTGTTTTTTTAGAAAACAAAAAATCCTGCTTATGTTTGTTAGAGTCTGGATTAAAGCCGAGGGGGGCGTAGCGCAGGAGTGAGTTAAGAACATCTTGCAGTTCTTTGTCTAGTTCAACGCCCAAAGCAATCAAATTACTGGAGTCAACGGGAATGCCCTCGTTCTCCACATGCATCAACACTTCCAATACACGGTTGTCCAATTCCATTGCCCTGATTAGGTCCTTATGGGCGACAACTTTTTGAATTAACTTTTTGTACAACAACCAAGTCCATCGTGCATCACGGTGTACATACAACGCTGTTGAATCAAATGGAGAAGTGGAAACCAAGTTCCCTAATTTTCCGCCGTTTTCGTAGGCTTTGTGCCCACCGTAGTTTGTTTCAATCAATGTTTCTAACGAATAGTTAATCAAATTCTCATTTACCACGTGTTGTGTAATCATCGTATCCACATACGGACCAGGCGGCACTTCTCCGTAATACTTTGCTATTGACCTTGCATCAAATTTAACATTGTGCCCTATTTTGATAATGTCGCTAAAAAACAACGGGCGCAGGCGCTCAAAAACATCACTGCGAGAAAGTTGTTTAGGCGGGTCTTTGTACACGGCGGGCTTTACATACCGCGCCTTTGCCATTGACTCTTGCCCGTTTTTTAAAACCTTGCGAAAACCTGCTGGTGGTACGGTGCTCCCGTCTCCAATCTCCTCTTTTTCCACCAATATTCCAACACGATGTCCCATTGGTATTGCCCACGACCTGCCGCTGGTTGCTATACCTATCCAAAAAACTTCGTTGCGAAGCGGGTTGACAACAATGTTCTTCAGGTATGTGTCCGTCAAATTGTCGTGTGCGCGTTGAACAATGTCGGGACTCTTGTTCTTTAATCCGCTTACGTGTTCTTTAAAATCCTTTTCAAAGTGTTCTACGAGGTCGGGGTGGTGTTCTAGCGTGGCTTGGGTTTCCACGTCAAAAGCAAACGCCCCCACCCTGCGAACTATCTCAATAAGTTCGTCAAGTTGTTCAAACGTTGTAACAACAGGAGGAACTAAACTCCCCATTTATTAGTTACCAAGGTCTTCGGATGCAATCGCCAAGAGTTCTGAGTACGTGGGAACTTTGATGATTGACGAATCGTATTTCTCTTCCTTGATTTTTGAAAGAACCGTTTCAGAAATGGGTTCAATCTTCCATTCTTCGGCAATGTCACGCTCACGAATGGCTTGCAGGTTGTAGGACGTTGTTGCTCCCTTACCAGTGCGGCTGATAGCCCAATAGTGCTTGGTAAGGGGTCCAGTTTGCGGAGCCTTGTTAAGGTTGCGAAGTTGGTCTACGACGCGAGGTCCAATTTCCAGTGAGCGCAATGTCGGCATTGAACCAGTGGAAAGCAGTGCGACGTTGAACGCAACGCGCTGGGAGGGGCGGTTTCCAAGTTCGCAAATCGGGCAACCGCGCTCTTCCAACTCACGGATGCAGACAAACGATTTTTGTCCGTCGCGCTCAATCCAGTGTTGGTGCCAAGCCGCGTACGGTTCGTCATCAATGAATTTTATGATTTGAACGTCCTCACCAACCTTGAGACGCTGTGCGTAGTTGGAGTCAAGGCTTTTCAATGCGTCAACCTGCTGCCATCCTCCGCGAAGGAGTTTGCGCTCGTTGGTCGGTGCGGCGGGACTGTCCTGTTCGGTGTTGGGTGTCATCTCGTCTGTGTCATATTTTCTGGGCATGTTTTTTTCCTTTGTGTTTATTGTGGCCAGTGTTCTTTGATGTGTTTTCTAAAACCGTTCCAATCTGCATTGTGAATGTCGTGTATTTTGAAACTGTCTATTGCTTCTACGAGGAACTCTACCTGCTCCATGCTGTAAAGCCTCCTACCTTTTGAGGGTTTTTCTGGAAGTTGTTGTTTGACGGGTTTTGGGGTGCGGTACTTGGCCTTTGGAAGCCAACCACGAAATTCCCACACCCTCAATGTTGAGGGGCTTTTTTGTAATGCAACCGCCAATTGTCCAATTGTAAACATATGTACTTCTTGTCCGTTAATGATGTATTTTTTGGATTTTGCACCGTTAAAACGGTCTTCTGCAATTGCTGTGTTTCTTTTTTGCCTGTTTTTGGGGGTTCTCTTGCCAGGGAAATCAGGGATGTTTTTAAACAATTCCAATGGGTCTTTCACGCCTTGAACGCCCACGTTTCTTTTTCTACATAAAAACTCTGAACGGCGGGCAGCAACGACTTGTCGTTCCATGCCGCAGCAAGCAATTTGTCCTCACTGAGGCGTTCAATGACTTCTTTAACGTCGTCCCACAACCCATTTTCTTTTGACCACTGTTCAGCCATGCTGACGTTGAACGTTTTGCTTACTCGGCGCTCTCGTTTCAATTCGTGACCGCCTACATTGAGCCAAATGTGCCCGCTGTCGTCGGCAATTCCGTGCTGTTCAACTACGGTGCTCAATTCTTTTTTCATTTTTTCTACTCGTGTTTCCAACTGACTGAGCAGTTTTTTCTGAGAAACAAACTCCTCAACTATTTTTGTGTAGTAAGCCTCGTCAAACTGTTCTGACATTTCATACCTCCGAATGTTGTAAAAAATCTGTCAATGAACTCAGTGTTAGTTCAAATCTACCTTGTGTATCGTAGCCTTTGTCAATGAATGCTTCGTTGATTCCTCTTTTTTGTTGAAGCATTTCGTACTGGCGTTCTTCAACACTTCCTTTCATAACGAATGATGTTATCGTAACATGGGGGTGTTGTGAGGATAGGCGAATAATTCTTGCTTCTCGCTGGTCCAATTTTCCTGCACTCCACGGTAAATCATACGATATTAGGTAGTTGGCTTGTGGTAAGTCAACGCCGTAGCCGCCAGCATCAGAGGATAAAAACAAACGGGTATTGGGGTCGGTGGTAAACATTTGTTTTGCTACGTCTTTTTCTGATGCGTTCATGTCTCCTGTAAACAATACGCACGATGTTTGCTGTTTGATGCGCTCTGCGAGGAGTTTAAGATTGTTTTTAAAGAACGAAAATAACACTATTTTGTTGTTGGGGTCTTCGTTTAAAATGTCCGTAATATACTCAATAACAACATCCATTTTAGGCGTGTTGAATGGTTTAGTCAACCATTGCATATCCATCACTTCTTTGGCGTACCTGCTTCCTGCGTCCCCGTTGTTATTGGCGTATTGTGTTGCCGACAACTCCACAAGCATTGGGTTGCCGCACAGCATTCGCAATATTGTAAGGCGTGCCATTATTTGCCCTTGTGCTTCGTGGGCGGCGGCGTTTCCGTGATAGTGCGTCCACAAATCAAAACTTTTGCCGTGAATGTTTACGGCTTTTTGTATTTGCAACAACAAATCATTTGAAATGTTTCTATATGCTTGAACGTTTTTATCGTCAAACTGAACGGGAACAACGGTTGATATTATTTTAGGAAGTTGGTCTTCAATGTCTTTTCGGTTTTTGCGAACCATTGCTTTTTCCATTGATTTGTTCAACAGGTTTAAATTGCGATACCGCAGCGGTCTACCAAACTTGTCGCGGACTATGAAGGTCTTGTCAAACATGTCAAACTTTCCCAGCACGTTTGCATCCACAAATTCCATAATGGAAAACAATTCTTCTGGTTTGTTTTCAATGGGTTGTCCAGTAAGAGCAAAACGGTATTGGCATTTTTTACCTAGTTTTTTTAGCAACCGCGAACGCTTGGCTCTTGGTGATTTAATCATCGTTGCTTCGTCAATCACCATGGCTTCAAATCTTAACGAATTGAACAAATGAACGTCGTTGATGAGGGTCTCAGGATTTACAACAACGTATTTGGCGCGAAGGGCCGACCTCCACAAAGTTTCCCTTGTTTTTGAGTTACCGTCAATCACCACTGCTTTTGAATTGGTAAACTTGCTTATTTCGCGCAACCACTGGTATTTGAGTGCTGCTGGAACGACAATGGCGGCCCGCGATATTTCGCCAATGTCAATCAAGTGTTCCAACGTGTTCAAAGTAATAACCGTTTTTCCGCCGCCCATCACCACCGCGAGTAGCATACGACCTCGGTCGGTCATTTTTTCTCGCGCTTCTTCTTGAAACGGATACAACTTTCCTTTAAACGCCATCAATCCACCATGGTAGTGCCGTTGCCTGTTTTACCGCAATTGCCAATTCCGAATCGTCCATTTCTCCAATGTCTTTGGCTTTTGTGTGAGAGTACTTCAACCATTTCACCCCGTGTCTGAACGACGGAAGATGCCGCATTAGTACTGTACCACCCGCCTCACCAGCCGCGTCGTTGTCGTATGCCACAATCAATGCGTCACAAGACTCTTCCAACAATCGTAACTGTGTTTTACTGATGCCAACTCCATAACTAGCGAGGCATTGTATCCCGTTAAATGACGAAGAAAATCTTACAACATCCAGGGGTGACTCTACCAAAATGGCAACACGTGAGGAAAATCTGTCAATGCCAAACAATGTTTCTGATTTGTGTACTCCACGTGGTTGGTTGATGACTTTGTTTTTGTGTTTCTCTTGCCATCCCATCAAAATTCCGTTGCGTGAAACTATTGGGATAATCCACGCGCTGCTTGACGTGCTCCATCGGATACCGTACTTGTCGGCAACCGATGCCTTTAATCTGCGCTTTTCCAATTCTTCTTGTGGTGGTTTGTCAAAAGACATATACAATTTCCAATTTGCTGCGGTTTTGTCCACAACCGTTTGTGATTGTTCTGTGAGTTTTTTAATCCCACTATTAATCATCAGACTGTAGACGCTTGATACTGATTCGTAACTTCCTGTTATTTCGGCAATCAGTTGCGGCAAATTTCCTCGTGCCCCGCACGAGTGACACATCCACAAACCAGTGTTGGAGTTTATTGACCATGAGGGAGAGCGGTCTGGTTTGCCAATTCTTTTTTCGTGTACAGGGCAACAACCAGTTATTTCATTGTTTGATTCCCTCTTGACCTCAACGTCTAGTGCCGCGAGAACATCGCGGATGTTAGTAGTACCAGTTATCATTTTCATCGTTGTGAACTTCCTCTATCTCTGAAAAATCCATGTTGTTCCAGTCCCATTTAATCCTGATTTCTCCCTTTGGCGCTGTTCGGGCAAGCACGACGCGCAAAATTGCCTGGTCGTCTATGTCGGGGTCTGACTCTACGCCGATGACCAAATCGGAGTCTTGTGCAAACGACGACGTATAACCAATCGCATCGGCGGTGATTTGCCTGCTCTTGCGGT